TTAATGTTATTGGTCCTGCTGTCGCTGTTAACTATCCCAAGATTACTGTTAATGCTGTTAAGCCTGACAACGCTGCACAAGCAGTCGTTGCCGAGGCGGTTGTTAACTACTGGTGGAAGTATCGTGATATCCGTAGCGAGTTCCGCCGTGCAGTTAAAGACCTGTTGATTTCTGGTCATGGCTGGATTAAAACTGGTTATCGTTTTGTTGAAGAAGCGGTCATCACCGAAGATGGTGACGACAATGACCCTGTGATGGGTGGTGAGGCTACGACAAACAGCGTTATCCTGCAGGACTCTCCGTTTGCTGAGCGTGTATCTCCGTTTGATATTTTTGTTGACTGTGACGCTACTAGTATGCATGACATTAAGTGGATTGCTCAGCGTATTCGCCGTCCTATTGGCGAAGTAAAGTCCGATAAGCGTTATAACAAGACGGCTCGTGAGAATGTTACTATTGCTGCTGTTGGTCGCTATAGCGAGGACCCTAGTGTTCGTAAGGTTTATGACAAGAATTATGGTTATGCTGAAATTTGGGAATATTATGACATCCAAAACAATGTTATGTGTGTCTTCTCGGAAGGTGGCGAGTCGTTCTTGGTTGACCCAATGCGGATGCCATATGCGTTTGGTCATCCATTTGTTATGTTACGCAACTATGATGTCCCTGATTGTTTTTATCCAATGGGCGACCTTGAACAGATTGAACCGTTACAAAGAGAACTGAACGAGACACGCTCACAGATGATGAATCATCGTAAGCGTTTTGCCCGTAAGTATCTCTATAAGGAATCGGCGTTTGACCAGTTTGGTCGTCAGGCTTTGGAGTCTGACCAAGATAATGTTATGGTTCCTGTTATTTCTGATGAACCACTTGGTGGTGTTATTACGCCTATGCCTGCTGTTATTTCTCCTCCAGAGTTTTATAACCAGTCACAGTTGATTACTGACGACATTAACCGTATTACTGGTTTGCCTGAGTTTATGTCTGGTGGTTTGCCTGAGATTCGCCGTACCGCTACTGAAATCAGTGCGGTGCAGGACGCTGCTAACGCACGCACTTCAGATAAGTTGTCTATTGTTGAGATTGCCATCTCCGAGGTTGCACGCCGTATGTTGATGCTTGCACAGCAGTATATGACTGGTGAACAAGTTGCACGCATTTCGTCCAAGGATGGCGAACCTATGTGGGTTACTTATGACCGTGACTATCTTGAAGGCGACTTTGACTTTGAGGTTGTTGGTGGTTCTACACAGCCACATAACGAGGCTCAACGCCGTCAGATGGCTTTGCAGATGGTTGACGCTATGGCTCCGTTTGCTGGTGCAGGAATTGTTAACATGCAGGAACTTGCTGGATATGTACTGTCTCAGGGATTTAACATCAAGAATCCAGAGAAGTTTTTGTCCACGCCTCCACCGCCTATGGCTCCTGAGGGTGGCGTACCACCTGAGGGTGGAATGCCACCTGAAGGTATGCCTCCGCAGGGAATGGTTCCGCCTGAGCAAATGCCACCACAGGGTGGCTTACCACCCGAAGGTGGTTTACCTCCTGAGATTATGGCTCTGTTGCAGCAAGGACAAATGGGAGGTTAATTATGGCTAGTAAGGAAAATGACCCTCTTGTTCCTTGGGGATATGGAGGAAAAGTTCGTTTATCAGAAATTCCTAATACCACATTATTCAAGTCTATTGACCCTGCTTTTGCTGCTAATATTTTGCAGATGATTACTGAGAATCCAACTATTGGTGTTGGTGGGGCAGATAGAACAGACCAAGAGGTTTTGAATAACTGGAAAGACCGTTATCGTGTAACGAATAAAAAACTTAATATTAACGACCCTAAGATTTATAAGGCTTTTGGTGAAGGCAAGTACAAAGAGTACCAAGGCAAAATTTATGAACTTGTAAAAGGTAGTGCAGTTGCCACACCAAACGCTAGTTGGCATACTGGCGGTTTTGCTGTTGACCTTGTAGGTGACACGGAATTGGCTGGCAAACTTGCTGATAAGTATAATATTCGTCAGGTAACTTCAACAAAAGAAAAGTGGCATTTCCAACCAAAGGGAACACCTGATGGTCGGCGTGTTATAGATTTCTTAAAAAACAACTATGGTTACGACCCTATTAAGACACCATTGCCTCCTGAGGCTTTAGACTATATTAACAACAATTTTTCTAGCAATGCCCCTTCTCATCCTAAGCATGTTTTGGACAATATTGAAAGATTGCTTCGGGTTAAACCCAAGAAGACACCTAAGCCACCTACTGGCAAAGGCAAGATTTATGGCTCTAAGGGGGTTGTGCCTGCCAATGGTCGTTTTACACCCCATAGCAACATTATGCCACCTCGTTTAGGTGGCTATTAGAACAAGAATCTTATATATAGAGCAACCATTAGGACTCTAGGAGAAAAAAATATGAGCGATGAATTCGCAGCCGTATCTGATGTGGAACCCATTTCAACAGATGTTGAATTTGATGGTGGGTCACCCGATTCCAGTGAGGTAGTTGAAACCACAGAATCACCAGTTCTGGATGTTAGCGAGTATTCGGATTACCGAATTCCTGTTAAACTTGATGGTGAGGAACTGCAAGTTCCACTTTCTGAGGCGATTGCTGGTTATCAGCGTCAAGCAGATTATACACGCAAGACGCAAGAGTTGGCTGAGCAGAGGCAATCTTTAGAGTTTGCTGCTACTCTCCAGTCTGCACTTGACAATGACCCTGCTGGAACTTTGGACCTACTGGCTCGTCATTATGGCATTTCTCGTGCGCAAGCACAGGAAATGGTTGATGACTTAGATTCTCAATATGAGGATTTGGACCCAGTGGAACGAAAGATGCGTGAACTTGACCAGCGTATTGCACAGTTTGAGGAGCATCAATCGCAGCAGGCGATTGAAGCGGAAATTAACCGTTTGCAATCCAAGTATGAGGATTTCAACAAAACAGAGGTTGTTAATGCTGCTATTAAGGCAGGGACAACCGACTTGGAAGCAATGTATAAGCAGATTGCATTTGACCGTTTTATGAAGCAAAAAGAATTAGAAACTGCAGCACAGCAGGCTAAGCAACAGAGAGAATCTCAGGTTGTTCAGCAGAAGCGTGAGGCAGCGGTTGTGTCGGGTGGCTCTTCGGCTACTAGTTCTACAACTACTGAATCTATTGCTCCTATTTCGTCTATTGCTGATGCTTGGGCTGCTGCCAAGCAACAATATAACGCCAATTTTTAATAACTAGGAGAAAATATAATGGCTGGAAATAGTAATTTTGATGCAATTCTTTCAACTACGCTTGCGAACTATCGTGACCAGTTGACAGACAATGTGTTCACGGCTCGTCCGTTGACATACCACCTTATGGACAAGGGTCGTATCCGCATGGTAAATGGTGGTACGAAGATTGTTGAGCCTTTGATTTATGGTCAGAACTCAACTGTCAAGCCATACAGTGGTTATGACTCTATTGACCTTACCCCTCAGGAAGGCATCTCGGCTGCTGAGTTTGATTGGAAGCAGTACGCTGCTTCTATCGCAATTAGCGGTATTGAAGAAGCAAAGAACAATGGCGAGCAGGAAGTTATCAACCTGTTGGAAGCCAAGATTATGCAGGCTGAAGAATCACTTCGTGAAGGCTTCAACCAGATGTTCTTTGGTGATGGAACCGACACCCTTGGTGCTGGTGGTACTAACTCAGGTAAGTCTTGGAACGGTCTTGGTAACTTGATTGAATCAGGCAACACTGTTGGTGGTATTAACTCCGCTGATGGCAATGGTAACAACTGGTGGCGTTCATACGAGCAGAACACCGCAGGTGCTTTGACTCTTGCACAGATGGCTACTGCTTATAACAGCGTTTCTGTTGGTAATGACCATCCTGACATGGTTCTTACTACTCAAACATTGTTTGAAAAGTACGAAGCACTCTTGCAGCCACAGTTGCGTTACACCGACACCCGTACAGCAGATGCTGGTTTCCAAAACCTGTTGTTCAAGTCGGCTCCTGTAACTTACGATGTGCATTGTCCAAGCGGTACAATGTTCTTCATTAACTCTAAGTACATCAGCCTTGTTGGTCACTCAGAGAAGTGGTTCCAGAACACAGCGTTTGTCCGTCCAGAAAACATGGACGCTCGTTACGCTCTTATCATGTGCTACGGTAACCTTACTATCCGTAACCGTGCTAAGCAAGGTAAGTTGACCGCTAAGACTGCTTAATTAGTAGTTATAATATTATGTATTGATGGGGGAGTGGATTTTATCCCTCCCCCATCTTTCTATTTAAACAA